AATCCAGATGATGTGAAGTTGAATGGACCATAGAATGTTGCTCTAAATGCAACATCTGAATCAACAGGATTTATTAAATTGTACTTAAATGCTGCAGAACTACCACCAATATATGGATAAACTACGTGCATTTTGCTCCAAATCCCTTCGAATTTCATATCAGAAACCAAAGTATTAATAGCTGAAGTTTCAGCAGATGTTAAAGTAGCACCGGTTCTAGAGATTTGGTTAACGTAATTTAAAACGTCTTGATCCACTTGAGAAACTGATCTTCCTAAAGTGGTTTGGAATGTTTCTACAATATTATAAAATGTCGTGGCATCTGCATAAGGAATACCATCAGCAGCAAATCCAAAAGAATAAGTGTTAGCTGTAGAATAAGTAAATCCTAAATTACCTGATGTTTGACATCCGATTGTAAAAGTTCTATAATTTTTATCAGAAGCTGTTGCACTGTTATCATAATTGTTACTAAAAAATGCAGTATCGTTTCTGTATAATTTTCTAGAAGTATATGAAATCTGGTCAATCCAAATAAGTCCTTGGGGATCTCCTGAAGAACCGCCTTGTCTATTACTTTCGCTTCCTGGATCATAAAAAGCATAGTTGCTATTAGCGCCAAGATCAATACTTGCTGATGTTGGATTCGTGTAAGTATTATCTGCAACTGAGCATACAAAATTTATGTAATTTTGAACTGTTGCTTTATTGTCTAAACAATATAAACCCCAAGACAAACTAGAGTAATCAGTTAAATCTGTTCCTAGACTCCAATGAGTTTCTGCATAAGAGTTAGATCCGTTACCAACAATACCATAATCATTAAATGCCATTCCTCCGGCAAAAGTTAATCTAAATGCTGCATCAGTATCTGCAGGATCTACTAGATTGTATTTACATGTTGTAGCAGTTCCTCCGACCATTGGCCAGATTGCGTAAAAGTAGTTCCATAAACCAGCTGTCTTTAGATCTACAACTAAAGTGTTAATTGCAGAACTTATAGTGGGATCAGTAATCCCTGTTGCTGCTAAGAATGCAGCAGCATTTGGATCTATCGGCGGAGGCGTAGACCCGGCAGCTTTTAAAAATGTAAATGGAGTACTAAACATGCTTAAGAAAAGTTTAAGTTTGCGTTTCCGTAATAAGCTCCGCTTAAGTAGATAAACGAAACGAAATCTATAGAACCTCCTGTGCCAGTTAAGGTTGGAGGAGTTCCGCCAGCCCATAAAACATCTACTCCCCAATCTATAGTGTATCCTCCTGCTGGAGAAGCTTGTTGGAATCCTATTGTATAAACTCCACCGTCTACTGGATTTGTTTTATTAAGAGTAGTGATATTAGCATCTAAAGTGAAATACTGAATGTTAGAATTGTTCCAATTTAAAGTTACTGTTCCTCCAGTTGATCCTAAGAAATAAGCATGTGATGCTGCCTGACCAGTAACACCCAATACGTTTCCGTCGAATGTTAGGTTAGCTGATGCTTCTATTCCTGTTTGTGTTCCGTCAGAATAAACTAATCTATCAGCTCCATAGTTAGCAACTGTGTAAGCTCCTGTGGCTCCGTTAATTCCAGATGTTCCACTGGTTCCTGCGCTACCACTAATGCCTGAAGAACCCGATGTTCCCGAAGATCCTGAAGATCCATCTTGACCTGGTACACTAGTTTCTCCAGTTGCTATTGCTTGGATGTAACCTACTAAATCTGTAGTAATATATCCAGGATTAAAAATATCATTAAATTGTATTCTAAATCCTGTAGTTGCTTTATTTACAATTGAAATGGAAGTAGATCCAGCAGAAGTTAAATCTACCCAACCACTAATACCAGTAGATAGGGATTCATATTGAAAATCTACGGAATAATTTGTTGTATTAAATGGAACTGTAAAAGTCCAATCAAAATAAACAATATTATTAGGATCGTCGTAAGTAAACATTCCTCCAGTAACACCAATATTCTTAGCAGTTAAACCAAGACCAGTTCCCGTGGCTCCTGTAGCACCATTAACTCCTGAAGTTCCGCTAGATCCTGCTGGTCCATTAACTCCTGAAGTTCCGCTGGATCCTGCTGGTCCATCAATTCCTGATGTTCCGCTAGATCCTGCAGCACCTACTGCTCCACTAGTTCCGCTGCTTCCTGCTGCTCCTGGTGCACCGTTAACTCCTGAAGTCCCACTAGAACCACTTATTCCACTTGTTCCGCTAGAACCATTTGTTCCTGAAGTACCGCTAGATCCATTAATACCAGCACTTCCTCCACCGAAGACAAGGATATCTCCATTGGAATCTATACCTAAAATGGTATCAGTTCCGCCAACGTTTTGGGCGTAAAGACCTACATAACCAGCAGGCGGTGTATCGGGAGAGGTAACTTTCGAGAAGTTAATTTGGCCTCCGGTAGACCCGATTATAAATTTAGCATTAGACATATCAAGTTTTATTATTTAGCAATATCCCCATGGGGCTGTTGTTTGTGTTAGTGTTAGTGGTGTTGGAATGTTTAGCGTAGCTCCGTTTTGAACTAGAATATTCTGACAGTACGTTATAGTGTTCTGTGCGAGCGTATAAATTGTTCCTGATGTTATTGTACACGGGAACTGATAAAGTGGCGTGTTGGTCACGTAAACAATAGCATCGAGTATTTCATTGCCGTCTACGTAAGGAACAAATTCCACTTCATGTTCGCAAGGATCAGTAGCATATAAGAATGCTTGGCCTCTATCGATTTGTGCGAATTCTATTTGACAAACGTTCCAAACTGTTTGTGCAAAGTTCCAGAAGTCATCGTCATTAGACCAGACAGCACAAGATAAAGGGGATTCTAAAGTGATTGTAGGTGCATTGGTATTAAAAGCAATGTACTCGTAGTTACCTTCTGGATACAAATAAATGTCTCCGTTTATTGGATCATTAAGTCCATCAACACCAACTAAATTAATTTCTAACTCTACAAAACGTGTATTCCTACGTACAACATTAGCTGCTACAGAGAATGTTTGCTTAGAATACGTGTTGGTAAATACTAAAGTAAAAAAATTCCCTAAGTTTGACCCAGCCGATACTGTATCAGCATAGATGATTAGGTTATTAGTACTATTGGGCGTTAGATTTAGCATTCTATTAATAAGTATGAAATCTCTACTAGTTGACAAAAGAAAGGCCGAGAAATAATTCCCGGCCTTTGTAAGTTGCCTTTTTGTGTGTTAGGCGAATTAAGCGTTAACGAATGTGCATCCGGTTAACGAAGCCAAGGTAGATACTTGGTAAGTCATTTCTGGTTCCATACCCTGAAGTATAAGACCGTTGTATCCTCCGAAATCTCCTAAAGCTGTACCAGTTGTTGAAGTACCAGCAGAGATTACGCAGCCTCTAGTAAGACCAGTGATCCAATATAGACCATTGTTGTCTTCAAATACGCATCTTGATGCTCTATTGTAAGCAAGCAATTGAAGTTGTGCTCTTTTTGCAGAAGACATTTTCTGAACTGGGATTGTTACTTCTTGAGTCCAAAAAGCTGTTCCATTTGAGTTGCTTATATTAAATACCTCAGAAAAACTTGCGGTTTCCTTCGCCACGTCGATCTGATAAAACGTTCCTGTACCCCCTGCGATAGCAGTGATACCTGCTGTTGCGCCAGCAGTTACAGAAGTATAGTCGAAATTGCTTGATACCCAAAGGGTTTTTATCCCAGAAATCGAGTCAAGGCAATCGAGGCTTATGGCCCCTGTTAAATTACATGTTGTTGACATAGTTCGTTTATTATTTTTTTTAAATAGGGAAGTCTAATTGCTTAGACTTCCCATTGTGAATTTAGATAGTTGATACGAACTGAGAAGCGTAAACTGCAGTACCCATTCTGAACTTAGACATGAAGTTAACAACGTCTTGTGAAGGATCGTAGTAGAACTTGAAGTTGTCAGCGTCATCCAATAGACCTGTACCGAAGAAAATGTATTTCTTAGGACCTACGATGATGTGAGAGTTGCTAGTTAAACCAGGAGCTCCGAAGATCGTCATAGTTGTACCTGGCCAAGTGAATGTGTTTGGTGCACTACCAGAAACGTTAGAAATGTTAGGATACTGAGTAACCAAAGCATTACCTTTGTTCAATAGAGACTGTACAGCGATTGCGTAGTTAGTCATTGACATGTACATAACTAGATCGTCTTCTTGCTTAAGAGCGTTAGTCAATTTGTTGTAGATACCCCAGATAGTGTCGAATGCAGTAGCAACAACCAAAGGAACTACGATACCAGCACCAGTACCGCCGATGCAACCATCAGCTACAGTAGCTTGTGCAAGTAAACCTTCTAGAGATCCACCGTCACCAGCCCAAATAGTGTTTTCCACGTAAGCTGCGATGTTGTTTACTTTGTTGTTAGCGATTTGCTCAGCAAATGGTACAGATTCAGCATAAGCTGAAGGGCTCAATTGAGAACTCAACCAGTACCCCCTCAGATCCTCTGGGCAAAGCTGTTCTTTGAGCATCTTGCTTTGCACCACCAAAGTCAATTGGCTAAATGCTGTAGAGTTACCTGTAGCACCACCTGGACCAACTTGCGCTGCTCCGAAACCACAAGTGGCATCGATGATGTAAGGGTTTGAGTTTAGTAAGTTGATTGCAGATGTTCCTGCAGTCTTACCTGCCAATAGTGTTAAGTATTGAACTGTGTGTGGCTTTAAAAGCGCTTTAGATACTAAATCAGTTGACAACTGATCAGTATATGCTGATAGACCTGATAGATTAAATGACATAATTTTTTGTGTTTATTTTTAGAATTTTCTGTTTGTTTTACCTAATTCTGCTTTGACGTTTTTAAGACCTTCTAGTCTTGCATCTAAAGCTGAAGTTGGTGTGATTGGTTCGTCGTTGAAAGTAGAAAGTTTAGAAGCTCCTGGAGTCTTACTCATTTTTTCCATTTTGGATTTGTAAGAAGCCATTTCTTCTTTAACCACGCTAACTTCTTTAGCTACTTCTTCAATAGCTTCCATACATTGCATGATCATTTTTTTCATTTCCTCTTTAACAATTTCCCCTTCGGTTTTTGTTGGTTGACCTGCTGGCTCTTCGCCTGCTGGTACTTCTGCTGCGGCTTCGATTTCTACCTCTACTTTAGGTTCGGCTTCGATTACCTCAGAAATCGTTCCTTCAGCGTCGACAGTAACTTTGGTTCCATCTTCAAGTGTGTGAATACCCTCTGGTGCCGGTGCCTTTTCTCCGCTCTCACTAACTACGAATAGTTTAGATCCTGCTTCGAAGCTTTCCGCTTCCACTCTGGTAACTCCATCTTCAAGAATAGACTCCGCCATCTTAACCTCTAAACCTAGGGCGATTTTAATTGCGTTGATTTTTTCTTTGTAAAAGTTCATATTGTGATAATTTTTTTTGGTGTTATCTCAAGTAAGTATGCTTAAAATGCGAGATGACATTTTCTATTAGGAATTTTTTAGGATTCTAATAACCTTATTATATATTTCTCTATCCTTTTGGTATTGCTCCCAGTCAAGTTTATCCATAAACGAACCTTCGAGGCTAAATCCTTTAACCTCCCCAGACTTAACCTTTTTCCAAACCTCGGAGTCGGTAACTCTCATTTTGATTACCCAGCTGCCTACAGGTAGGTTTAGGTTATAGACCGAATTAGCCTTATCCTCAGGGTGTTCAATAATCCAGCTCTCGTAAACGTAAGATTTGCCATCTTGTTCTCCATCATGTTGGATGTTGCTCTCGGCTAACTTCTGTTCTCTCATGAACTTCTCCGCCATTCTTCTAACAACCTCTGGGGAAAATCTAACGAAGTAAACGTTTCCGTTCTTGTCTTTGCGGGGTATTTCAATATTTGGTATGGCTACTGGACCAACTAATTCCATTTTGTCTTCAATAGCAGCAAAAGCATAACCATTATTAGGCATGTCATTTGGTTTTTCCCCAGCGATACCTGGTGCAGCACCTTTGTTTTCGTATCCGCCATCTTCATTTACATAGAACTTAGTCCATCTATGCTTGCAGTTAGGTCCACCTTTATACTTCCAGATAGAGTAGGTATCATCCCCATTTAACCCAAAACCTGGGTTAACAGCTCTACTACCCATAGCTTCTATATCTTCGAATGTGTAGAATAGATCCATGCTTACCATTTCACTGCAGAAAGCTCTAGTATCTGATCCAACTGATCCTGTGTATTTGTAAACAGTGTAGCCCTTAGCAAACTTAAGATCCATATTTTCTGTCTCTTCGGTGAAATTCAATCCGTTTACTTTTAAATCTGTAGCACTAATTCCTACGCTTTTAGCAAATTCTAGAACTGCACTAAGATTTAACTCCACATTCTTTAGTATGCTGTCTGCTTTACGTCCAACATACTTTCCTGTAGGTTCCCATTTACCTTCTACATCTTCGTAGATCTCGATAATGTAACCTGGATCTTCTTCGGTGCCTTGTATTTCGAAATCTACACCTGGTACTTTTTTAGCACCTTTTACGATCTCTGTGATCTTTCCTCTTGGATTCTTGTCTGCTGTTTTCCAGCTAACTTCGTCGCCAACAGAAAGTTCGTCAACAGATGCAAACTCTTGTAGTTCAGGATGATATCCTAGATACACTAGATTACCAGACTTAGTAATAGTTTCCCCGTCTATCTTAACCTCTACAGGTTCTATATTGTCCGGGTTATCGTACCAGTACTGAACATCATAACCGCCATCGTCTTTTAATTCTACTACCAAACCTCTATCGTAATTTTGGTCTTCTGCTTGTAGAACTACTTTTTCACCTCTAGGTAAAATAATCCCTTGTGCTGCAAATTCTTCGTTTCTGATTTGCTTAAGTTTTCTTTCTGCCCATTCTATACCTTCTGTTCCTCCCCAAGCATCCCACATTAACTTGCCACATCCTTCGCCATAAGGGGTTTCTGAATTCTGTCTATGCCTTTGGAAGGCAGACATACGTGCTATAGTGTCTTCGGAAATAGGTTCTTTGTTAGCTAACTGGCTTGCTCTAGCTTTTCCTGTAGCCATACCGCAATCACCCCAACCATTTTCTTCTGCATAAGCAACTGCACGTCTAGCATTTTCTACAGCAGCTTCTGGATAATCAGTATAGCTTTCTGCAAACTTTTGTTTCTTCTTTCCAGTTTCATCCACATAAGGCGGGAGTGCACTAGTGTCTATGCTCATATTCTCGTAGGTAGAGATACAGATAGCAACAGCTTGATCTTGGTCTTTACCTTCGCCAATTAAAACTGGTACGCATCTGCCCATGTATTCAGACTCTGATTCTCCAGATTCTGGTTCTACAAATTTCTCAGCTTTAAAGTACATAAAGTTCTTTTCGATAGCTGGAGTATCGACTAGTGCTATGGCGTCTACACCAGATCCTTCCAGTTCGTCTACTATTTCTAAATCAATTACTTTTCTTTCCATGTTAGTAAGTATGTTTTTATTACAATTGGGCAATTCTTTCTATTTTAGCGTCTGCTTCTTGCTGAGTTGTCATGTCAGAAGCTACAACGTAGGTCTTAATAATAGGTATTTGAAAGTTGGATTGTGAACCTGACGTTGTAACTGGACCACCATCTGCCATGCCTTTACCTCCACCCATTTGGTTAATCATTGAAAGCAAACCTCCGTACATTGCTGTTGATTTAGCATTAACTACGAACTCTCCGTCCGATAGCCTAGCTGGAATAGAATCAGATCTGCTTGATCCAGGTCCGCTTACGTAGCCACCATCAGCATAAGTGGAAGGCTTAGCTCCTCCTTCTCCTCCTCCTCCGCCACCACTACTTTCGTATTGTGTTGAAGCGATCTTAGCTAAAGTGGCTGCAGTTGTGATAGCAACAAATGCTAATGAAGCAATACCGGCAGGGTTTGGTACAGGACCAATAGCAACTGGAGATTGTGCAAGAGATGCTGTTGCTGCTTTAGCTCCATCTATAATAGCTGCAGCTAACTGCATTTTCTTATTGAATTCGAATTGTTTCTTTAAGATAGCTTCCTCTTCAGCAGATCCTTTCTTAACATTCTTTAGTTTACCAGCATATACTGCATCGCCTATTGCTTGAGTAGCTCCAGCTGCTTGGGTAGCAAGTTCAAGTCCAGCATTAATAGCATCTAAGTTTGCTTGTCTTTCTTCTTCTATTAAATCTTTTCTTTTCTGAGTGTTCTCAGCTACTATTCTAGTTCTTTCCTCTTCTGTTAATACGGTGGAATCTTTAACAGCTTGATCTGCTTTATCCAGAGCAGCTATACGCTCCTCGTAAGTGGCATTTTCATTGTCTATAATAGCATTCTGAGCATCTAGTAAGATCTGTACTTGTTTATCAGAATAAGTCTTGTTAATGGCTACTATATTCTCTGCAAGTTGTTTTTCTAAAGCCTCTCTTTCTGCGGTGCCAACAGCATACTGATCGATAAGCACCTTGAACTTTTCTTGTTCAGCTTTTATTTCAGCGTCACGTTTTTCTTGTTCAGTATTAACTAAAGCTTCAGCAGTTTGTTTAGCTAACTCTTTTCTTTTCTCGTCAATTGCTTTTTGGTTATCGTACTCCTGGTTTGCTATAGCATTCTTAGTGTCCGCAATTTCTTTGGTTAACTCTATACCTTTCTTATCGTACTCCTCCTGAATAGCTAGCAACTCTTTCTTAGCATTAACCTCTAGTTCCTTAGTGTCTTTACCCGCTGTTCTAGCATCCGTGATAAGTTTATCGTTCTTGATTTTGTTAGCGTCTACCTCTGCCTTGTAAGCATCCTCTTGGGCTTTCTTAGCATTGTCAGCATCAGTTTTAGCTTTGGCTTTCTTATCAGCAGTATCTTGTTTATCGATAGCATTAATTTGCAACTGAAATCCTGCTCTATCGTTTTTAAGTTTAGTTAATTGTTTCTTAGTTTCTTCAATAGCTTTGTCACCTTCTTGCTCTATCTCTTTAGGATCGAAAACCATTTTAGCAATACCACCGTAAAGACCTTTTTCAAGACCAAAGTCTTTGCCCAGTGCTTTACCAACAGCATCGACAGTCTTTAATAGTACTGCCAAAGGAGCTGTTAAGAATTTAAGAATACCTTCTAAAATACTAGCATTTCTTTTAGCAGCATCTACTTGGGCTTTCTTAGTTGCTTCTTGATTCTGTAATTGTACTTCAGTTGCTGCAATAACCTCGTCAGTCTGAAGCATTTTCATCTTCAGGATATCTTTCTCTGACTTACCTTGAAGTTTTAGAATGTTATCCTGTGCACCTAAATCATCTAACTTTTTGCTTTGTGCTGCAACATCTGCTGCTGCCAACTTATTAAGCTTTTCCTGTTCAGCTGATACACCCGACACAGCGGCCATGATATCATCCCAGTACGCGTAAATCGTTCCAAGAGCAACTACAAGTAAACCAATACCAGTAGATCCGATAGCTCCTTTAATGGCTTTAAACGCATTGACAGCAACAGTTTTCATGTTGCTGAAAGCATCTCCAAGATCTGCTAAAGCGGTTAGACCTTGTGTAAGAGCCATTGCTGACTGAACCTTTTGGAAAGTCTTTTCAAAATCTTTAGCATCTCCCCCAGCTAATCCAATAGCACCTTGCAATGCTGTGAATCCTCCAGATAGTGAAGCTATACCTTTTGTGAATGCTCCGAACTTACCTGCTGTAGTACCTAATGCTTTAGCTGATTCTGAAGCATCACCTAACTCATCTTTTAAGGTACCGACTTTAGCTGCTGCTGCTGCAATAGCAGCTGGAGAAGCGTTGACATCAGCCATCAACTTCTGATATTCAATTTGAGCTTCCTTGATCTGAGCTTTTAAACTCTGAAACCCGGTAACCTCTATATTAATATTTTCATCTGCCATTTTAGTTGTTTGTTTTTATTATCCTGTTATTTGTACTTTCCATTGTCTAGTAAAGCCATCTGGTTGTGTGTAGTCTGGCGATTGTTCTCTAACCGGTGCTTCTAAAGGAAGAGGTTGTTTTTTCTCTATAACTATATCTCCGTTAAGTAGGTATTGTAAGAAGAACGTTCCCGGTGCTCCGTCATAGCTTGCAGTTGCTTTAGTGAATGCTTTTTCTTCTACTGAGAATGAAGCGGTAAACGGAACGTCAGGATCTTGATCATTAGGGAATGTTAGTGTTCCTACTGGCAGCCAATCTACTCCATTGAAACTCTTTTCTAAATCTATGTAGCCATCGAATCCGGTCATGTAAGAAACGAATTCTAAGTCAATGTCGTAAAGAGGGGTACATGTACAACTACAGTCACCGCTTGATGTAATTTCTCCTAGGCCTCCAGTTACGATGTAAGTAAACGTACCATCAGAGTAAATGCCATCGACTACAGGAGTAATTCCGTAATCGGTGTAAAGGAAACTACCGAATGTTAATGCCACATCAGTTGAATAGCAAGTAGCTGTACCGTCTACGAAACAACAAGCATCACAATCTGCAGTAGCACCGTAGCCCAAATTGAATGGATAATATTCACTAGGAGCTGGACAGTTAGTTAATGTGATGTTGGTAGCGTAGTTAAAAGTACCTTCGTAGATATTAAGGACAATTCCTAAATCTTCTTCGTAATCCGTATAGCGATAGAAACCTGAACTTGCTCCGATAGTAAACTCTGCATCCTGATAGTAATCTATATTCTCTTCGAACACATCTGACTGTAGTCCGTAGATTGTTACATCAGCTGGTGGAATTGTTGGGGTTGCACAAGCAACTGAATCTAAAGAAGTTGCTGAATACTTAGTTGCAAAACCAACACCAGTCCCGCCGCTACAAACACACGAAGGGTTTGTGATAGCTATTAAGTTACCACCGCTACCAATCTGCCATACCACTCCACCAACTTTATAAAAACCAGGACTGGCCGGAATATTTCCGAAAACGTCTGCGTAGACAAAGCTTGCTCCTACCACCATAGTTCCTGGAGTAGAAGTGTAAACGGTTTGTTGTCCTAGAACTCCACCAGTACAACATTTAGCTCCACAGGCACTGTTTCCGAAACAAGCGGTTACTGGATTTAGTATTGTAATTCCTGAAGGTATAGATACGCCCAGGGTGTCACCGATCTTGTACATTCTAACTTTACAGTTAGTGGTTTCCCCTACGACATAGTCTTTTATAGAATCTACTAGATACCAAGCGTCGTTAACCCAGAAGTAATCGTTGAACTTAATGTCCTTAACATCTAAGTAGTCTAGGTTAAAAGTAGCCTCGACCAACTTAGAGTACTTGTTGTACACTGTGTCATACCAACCTTGCCAGTAAGCAGTGTATTGGGTTAATGAAGTTACAGCAGTTGGGTTAGCAGTCGGTCCATAAGCCACATCATAGAGAGGTGCAGTGTATTTCCAACTTAGATTTAAAGATCCTTGTGCTGCTGGCCATTGTTGGAATTGGGAAACAAGTGGATAACTTTGCTGTGCAAAATATCCAGTGCCTTGATCGTTCTTAATGTACCATTGGTAAGCTCCCGAAGTTGCTCCTGTATTTGGTTGTAGTCCATTCCAGAAAACTAATCTAAGTTTAGGTTGGATAGGTTCTATTTTATCTGTAGTACCGATGGTTAACTTAGAAATCTTAGGTATCAACATTTTCTGCCAAGCTCCACCTGTTGCAGCAGGAATAGATGCTAACGGGGTTGGAGCAAATAAACTTTCTCTTACTGTCTCTCCAACTATTAACTCATTACCTGAATCTAGGTTAAGTTGCCCGTAGGTTTGTTTAGTTGCTAACGAGTAGTTTAAGTTAAGGTAATCAGAATCGTCAACATCTTTATAAATGTTGTTTCTTGTTTGGCTTTCCCAAAGCGGGGTTAACTTAAACTCTTTTGATGTATCTAGTTTAGCAGTCCAGTCGTTTGCTGCACCGGTTCTGATCCAGTCGATCCAAGGTATGATCTTAAACTCTTTTGGGTTATCCTTACTTGGGATAAACACCAACTTAAATCGGTCAATAACTGCTTTTAAGAAATCTGTTACCTTAATGTTATCAGGCATTAACTGTTGCACGTTAATAAACTGAGGTGCCAAAGTACATCTAAAAGATCCTTGGGTAAACTTAAAAGAGGTAGCTTGATAACCACCAGATACTTGGGGTGGTTGCATTTCTGCAACAACCTGTACCAAAGATCCTGCTAACCCTCCAGCTAGGTTAAAGGTGTAAGTGTTGAATTGTTGTCCACCGATGAAATCAAATTGAGCAGTATCGAAATAAGTAACCACGTTTGTAGGAGAAGTAACCTTTAACCTAAATCTACCGTATAACTTAGATGATGTTGGAAGACCGTTAAGGTATGCTATACCTTTTAAGTTCTCTACTTGGAAAACATAATTTCCAGTTGATGGAAGTTTGTAAGTGGATGTGGTAGTGGTGTAATTATTACCAGGATCTGAGATTTCTAGCGGAGCTAAAATCTGTGTAGTGGTTCCAGCATTAATAAGTGATCCAACCGAGGCATTAACATTAGCAGCAAAGAACTGGTTAGCGTCTAAAGTAGCCGAAGCTTCTTTACCTAAAACAACATAAAGATTATTCCAAAGCTGCGATCCCGATCCAGTAGCACCCATGAATGAATCGGATGAATAGGTGTAACCACTAATACCAACCTGAGGTGTGTACGGTGAGAACAACATTTGGTAAGATGGGCTAATGATAGCATCCCATAGAACCTTTAGCGATATTACCGGTTTAAACTGGTTCTGTTGTAATGGATTTGCGGTTGACGTAAATGACTTAGGGAAGTAAGCACTAAGTGTTGGTATAGTTGGTGCTGGTGTACTATCGTACGTGTAACCCCATTCAATCAACGGGTATCTAATTGCTCCACCAAATAGACCACTCGGGCTCCAACTGTTTGTGATCGAAGCGTAGTTTCTGTTATGGTTAAACATAGTCAGATCTAGATCTCTTAGATACTTACCGGTAATAACCGAACCTAAATCTGAAGTGTCTCCAAAGAAACCAATCTCGTAAGCAATCACTTGTTTATCAAGATCCCTAACAATGTTGTTAAGTCTAATGCTTCCTGTGATTAACGTTTCTCCGCTATCGTTTATGTAGGCCGGGATTTTTCTACTAGGATCAAAGTCTGTGGTGTTGATGTTAAACGCCCTTTTAAAGAACTCGGCATTCTTAGCAGTGTTAGGTATTCTAAACGTTCTAGTAAATGCTGAAGCAACCTTTAGCGGTTCTGTGATAGAAGCAACCGATAAATTTAGTTTAATTGGGTCCGCATTAAACAGATCCAAAAGATACCATTGGTATAGTGGGCTGCCCGAAGGTCCGAATGGTTCGCTTCTTACGAATAACTGTACTGTATTTGCTGCCATCTATTAAGTGTTTTGTAAAGATTGAGTCATGTTTAGGTCTAGTTCGAATGTAGCCTGGATGAGTTTTTCCTGTTTAACCAACTTAACCTCGTAACTCTCACCTTTAACCTTACAGCTATAAGGGAATGCGTTAGCAATAGGCGAGTCATTATAAATGTAGGCTATAACCATAGGTGACTTCTGTAAGCCTTCGATTAGGTTAACCTCGGCTTGGGTTAACCAATCTGTCTGAACTCTCCATGTGTTTGTAGCGGTCTTGTTAAAGATCTTATCTCCACCTTGTGTAGGTAACGTACCAAGTGGAGGATAACTAGATGATAGCTGTGGGACTGGAACGCTAGAACTCCAGTTCATTTGGTTCTGAGTGTACTGTTCAGATTTAGTGTTAATGGTCTTAACAGCGTACATTGTAAAGTTGTAGTAGTCTCTGCCGCCCCATTCATTTAACCAGCTAACCCTAACCCTAGGATAAAGGGGTTGGCAATAGTTCTCTACGTTGATTGTGATTGGTTGGGTTATCGCTGATCCGAATGTACAAGCTCCGTAGTTGCTGTAAGTGTGACCTTGAATAATCACGCTCCATCCATCAGTGATAGGTTGTCCTGTACGAGCCGCTAAGATGCTTGGGCTATAGTTGACATGGACTAAGTCGTATTGTGCAGCAGGCTGAATGTTATACGTGGTAGAACACAATGTTTTAGGTCCCATACCATTTGCAATTGTTAACGGAACGTCTGTGGTCTGTACTAATGTACCCGATGCGTTGTAAACCCTATATCTGAATCCGAAGATAAGTCCGTTACCTGAACCCGGACTGTAGTTGATCCAGGATAGAGTTCCTTTATCGAAGCTGTATAAGTTACGGGTTAAAGAGTAGTCGTTAGAAAGTGGGTAAGCTAAACCGCCTGACCATTCTCTAGCAATGTTACCTTGGAAAGGATCCAGCTTCCAAACACCGTTAGTGGATGGTTGTTGCATCGTCCATAGATTCTCGTGATCTTCTAACGAAGCTGCAAGAGCAACAACTTCTAGGTTGGCTGAAGGGTAAGCCGAGTAGACTGCGTAAGCTGGTGGACCGAAGTTGTCTCCAGGAAGTCCGTTACGTAATGCAAAGGAACCAGCCACTCCGTTAATACCCCAACGTTCTCCCACCTTACAGTAGACGTGACAAGATGCGGTTTCGTTATCGTGAAACCATTGGGTGTTGGGAGTCTCTAATTCACCTTGGGTAAAACTAGAAACTCTAGCATAACTCTGTACGATTGCTGACACGTCCCACATACCATATCCAGATGGGTTAGGTCTTTGGGTGATTCTAGTAATATAGGTGCCGTCAATGTACACATCAATCACATACTGAAAGTCAGGTTGGTTTATGTTATCTGATTGTACAGTCCATATGATAGGATTGTAGGCTCCGCATATTCTGGATGGTTTGTATGTAACGCTAGTTATCATGCTTTTGTTGTTTTGTTTTTAGTTGGCCATAGCCTCTTTATCCAGTTGTCCTTTTTTCCACGTAAGCCAGTTGAAAGCGGCTCTGACCTGGAGCTTCGTAGTTTCCTCAAATTTAAGAACGTCTCCTCCAGAAATAAAGTTGATAAGTCGCCACCAATTTCCAGCTGGGCTGCTTTTTGGAGCTTCTCCAGGTCTTTTGGGTCCATCATCTTCGTTTCCTCCATCTGCAGTAAAGAGTTTAGGGTACTCCTTAAAGAACTGTTTGCGCACTGCAAAAAAAAAGAGTTAGCGGATTTAACTGCTGACACTGGGAGATCTAAGAATAGTTCTTTTCTGTATTTGAATCCGTCTGTGTCGTAGTCTTCAATCTTAAGTATGTTGCCTTTATGTTCTATTACTGGTCTGTATAAGATAGCAGCGATGTCTTCTAGTTTCCTATCTGCATTCTTATCTGCTAGGATTAGATCAAGATCTACGAACTCTCCCACTGTGATATCCTCGATAGCAGGTAAGCCATACTTAACCCCTTTAAATTCTATGATGGGGTTAATGCTATCAGCGTTACCCTTTAACCTAGTGATCTGAAGTTGTGCTTCGTCCCATACCAATACCCAATCCCCATACTTTAATTTTCTTAAAGTAGCTATTGGACAATCGGTTAGACATTCTACTATTAAGTACTCTGTGTCTTTCTCTGGGTTCATTAACAAGTCCTGTAACTTGTAGTAAGTAGCTAAAGATATTTCTTTGAACTCATACTTACTTAATCCTATTTTAAAACTTGGTTTGCTCATACTGGTTTCTTTCTAAATTGTATTCTAATATATTGTCCGATGACCTTTGCCATCATTCTCTTTACGTTTACTAAAACTGTGGTTTCTAGTGAAGTCCAGAATCTAGGTCGGATTCCACCTGTTCCTTTACCTGGGTTTGGATTCCATGGACCATTCTTTCCTTTACCATATACACCATATGGTCTTGTTCCTTTATCGACCCATATGCCATATCTTTCATAGTCATACCTAAATTGCACACTCTTACCTGTGTAGTTTGCTTTCACTTTAATAGATCTCTTAAGCTTACCTGTTTTAACAGGAACCTGCTTTCTTAAATTGTCAGCTAATAATCTAGCCGACATGTTAAGTGCTTGTGTGAGTTCTAGATCTTGTGCCATTATGCTTCAAATGCTGCGTCACATAGATTGAATGGACTCTTAACATCCACATTGATCTCTGCTGTCCAACCAGCTAGGTTGTTATTAAATCTCTCTACGAAAGGTACTATATTGATTGGTGTTTCTAGATTTAGATCTACGTCACTCCAATTAGTTAATATGATCTTGCTAAAGATGTCTTGCATAATCATTAGCGTGTTGTTGTGGGTATCGACCTGTAACTCTTGTTCGTTCTTAGCAATGTCTGCCACGATTAGACTAAACCCTAACGTCATCTTACCGAATCGGTCTAATGAGGATTGTTGGGGAATCATAAAGACTACTGGGAATCTTTGGAATGTGTGGATATGGTTTTCCACGTCGATGTCAGATAGTTCTCCTACCTGAAATTGCTTAACAGACTGTTGGGATAAAGCAATGGTTTCAAATTCCTTTATGACCTGCTTGTAAGTTGTAATAGGGTTTCCCATGTGTTCTTTTATTATAAGTATGTTATTTGAATTATCTGCCGGGCTTTTTTACCAAGCTTCTAAGCCTTGTCTGCTCCTGCCTTGTACAGCATATCTTGGACCTTCTTGTAAAGCTCCTACAGCGTAACGTAAAGCATCCATAGCGTGATTGTAGCTGTCTATTGGTTTGTCTGTTCCAGTTCGGTAAGCGTAGTTGTAGTATTCTTCTATTAGGTTCTCCGAAATCGGGTTGGCCGAGACCTGGAATGTGTGGATCTTGTCTATGCCCGATCTAATAGAGTCTGGTCCTTTTACGGCTGCGTAAATGTTCTTCCATCCTAGTCTTCTTAGGGTTTCGATAGATCTTGGATCGGCCGAATCTGCGTAGATGCTTGCTGTCTTAGGAACGCTGGCACTATCCATTAGGAGAGACAGGTCTTCTGTAGTTAACCCTTTATGGTAGATCACCTCTTCTACCCATAGCCTCTTATCCCGCTTCTTAACCTTAACCAGGGCTGTAGGGTCAGAGGCAAACCCGAAGTCTAAGCCGTACACAGTCTCTGCTTCTTGATCTGGGATGTAGTCGAAGCTCCAGTTCTTAAACACTGCACCTTCGCCAATATCTCTCCAAAGTCCTAAGATGTGGTGGGAGTAGTAAGCCGGATCGGAGTACAGAGAGTCTTCCCACTCCTTGATCTTACTCTGGTCTAGATTGTGTTCGTTGTCTTTATAGGTTGTATGAATGTAGCCGTGGTTAGAAGTCCACTTAGGGTTCGGCTTACCATCGGGCAGATAGAACCTTTTGTAGATCCATGACTGCTTAGATGTTGGGTTAAAGAGCAAGAAGATCCTTCTCTCCACGCCCTTGGTCCTGAAACTGTCTATTAGCTTTAGGTACTCTTCTTCGGATGGTAACTCCGTGGCCTCGTCTATTAGTAGGTGAGTTACCCTAGCCAAACCTTTACCTCGGGCTGTCATAGTGCCCTCGGCTAACTTCATAGAGTGTGTGATGATCATGTTGCCGTTTATCTTGGAACAGATCTCATCACCTTTAACCTCGATGTAACCGGCTAAGCCCCAATCGCTTATGATATCCACTATGTCTCGGTAGATTGAGTTGGTTAACGCACGGGAAGTATAACGGGCTATTACACCGCGGAAATAGTCTTCGCCCATTAGCTTCATAACGAAGTATGCGGCCACATTAGTTGTCTTGCCTGATGCACGACCCCCGCTAATGATCCAATAAGTCTTATCCTCGTAGAAGATAGGCGAGTAGGCGTCTAAGAACTTAAACTCCTTATTCATTCCCCGGTTTTGTAGGTAGGATAATATTAATTGGTTGGAATGCTTCGCCGTCTTGGCCGGTGATCTCTGCCCTGCTAACTTCTGGGACAAATCGTTGGCTAATCTTAACGTACATCTCTAGATAAGCTTTAGGATCTTTCTCCTTTAACTTATTAAGGGCTTCGTGTAGTTCTTCCTCTCTGCCTTCTAACAGGTTAGCGAAAGCATCACGTATTCTTTTGGATACTTCATTAACTGTTCCCGGTTTTCTACCGGCGGGGTTTCCCGACTCTCCTGGTTTAAATGCCATGTTGCAAATGGTTGTTCTTTACAACTATATATGAGAATCGTGAAAAGTGTCAGATATTAAGGTAAGCCCATTTTCTACCAGATTTTATACCAGCTATTAGTTGCCTACTTATTCCGTACTCTCTACTAAGTGCGGCTTGGTTAACCGGTTTTTGTAACCTACGTTTTATTTCTAAGGCTTGGTCTTCAGTTAACTTACAACTTCCGTGAGTTTCCCCTTTAGCTGGTATTCTATTTTCATTCTGTTCTTCTGGGGTAGCCCATCTTAGATTCTCTATCCTATTGTCAGTCTTTATCCGATTAATATGATCTGGTGTAGTGTTAAGGGGTTGGGGAGGACCAAAATGCTTAAGCACGAGCTGATGTATCTTAAGCATCCTCTTTTTACCATAATGACTTGTTACGATAGAAAGATATCCCCTTCTAGACAGAACAGGTCTTATTATTATAGTTTTGCGTCTTTTGTTACTCATTACATTTCCTTGATCACTAATCTCGTAATCAGGAAACTCTTCGATTGGTTTCCATGTTTCCATATTATCCGAATGTTTGTTTATATTTGTTTTCTAATTCTGCTACTTGTGCTGCGGATTCTAGATCTTGTGCTGAAAATTCCTGCATCGCTTCCGGTTCTCCTAGATAATAGAACTGAACTGAGTGTGATGATCTGCTAATAAAGATTCGGAATGTGGTGTCCGGTTCTATTATCATTACAGTTTCTATTCCATCAACTATCTTGTACCCGGCGGATTTGTAGGCTTTAATTGTTTCTGCGACAACGGGTAGTTGTCTTTCCTTGAAGTGTGTCTTTCTGACTGATGCGTTTAATGTTCCCATGTTAAAAATCTACCTCGTTAAAAATATCAAAATCTTCGGGACATCCAGGAGTTTCAGATCCAACGAGTACTGCTAACATCCTAGCAGTTCCGCTACTATGGTTTATTTTAAGTATACGACGACTTCGAAGGTCAGACAATAGTTTATGAAGGGTTGGGTAGTCACACGCTAATAGCGAGCTTAAAAACTCATCAGAAGCAAAACAACATCTATCTTGTTCTTGCCAACTCCAGATATAACTTACTAGATACTTCTCTCTTAGTGTGGTTAATCTACTGTCTTGCAGTACGTGGTCATAGACCTTTAGTATTTTGTAACTCATGGTAATAGGGTTATGGTAAATCACTATACAAATCTTCTAGACTGTTATGATTTGGGGTTAGTACTTCTTTATTGAATAAATGACTAGGGCTATTAGTCTCCTCTATAGTAATATTCTTAGATTCTTCTTCTTCATCTTCTTCTTCAAGGGCGCGAGATAGGTTTTTGCTAGACGTTTTGCTAGGATCTTTGCTAGCATTTTGCTTGTTATTTGCTTTAGCTAAACCACCTTTTCTGCCATTTTCTGCTTTCCATACTGCATGTTCTTCCCTTTCTTTAGTAACTCTTTTTAATTTTCTGTTGTATAATTTGCCCTCAGATTCTTCGAATTTAGAAATGATTTGTTCATCTTCAACGCCTTCTAAAACTTTCATGATCCCATCTAATGTTAAACCCTCATTTACATGTTGATGACACAAAAGATCTATAAGTCTACCTTTTTGATCGTACGTTAGAAAAAACGTACCCGTTAACCAATCCTTTGCGTAAAGTAGGAACGCAGGATCTTTTCCTTTTTCTTTTCTCATTGTTAAAATAGTTTATTTGATTTTTTGTATTGGCTGAGAAGTCTATTAACTTCGTGGTCCAACCATTTTTTATTTGCTTCTTGTTTATCCACTGGTTTGGATTTGAGTAACAACTTAATGTACTCTTGTTCTTGTTTTGATAATTTTTGCTTCATTTTCCAAATTTATGATTGCTTTACGGTAATAAAAAATGTTATTCTAATTTTTTGAAACGATCGTACCTTTTCCTGTTCATGTAGTACTCTGGAAGTTCTCCAGTTTTTATTATAAGATCGGATGCTTCCTGATAGACTGCTGCAGCTTCTTCCGCCGTCATATAGCAGCCGAGGTACCGATTCTCCCCTTTATAACAGATTTGGCTTTTGTATCTTCTTTTGCCAATAGCTGTTTTAGTTACACCGGTGGGCAATTCCCTGTTCTTGTGAATATAAGATAGGGCTGTGTTTCGACGGTGACTTATCACCTCAAGATTATCCAATCTGTTATTGGTCTTGTCATGGTCTATATGATTGATGGTCATTAGACCTCTTTTTGCTACGTGGCCCAAAAATATTTCTGAACATAAATGATGTACGTAACATGTTTTTCTCTTTCCGTTAACCGTGATGTTAACTGCTGGATAGTCAGAAATTAAAAAGGGTTTAAGTACATTTCTAGTCTTTAGGTTTTTAACCTCCCCGAATTCGTTAATGGCGTAATCGCTGCCTTCTAACCGTACGAATTTCTTGCTTAGTTTTTGCTTCATAGTGTTTGTTATTTACATCTATATATCTGAACGATATAAAAGTTTCGGGCATCCACAAAAAAAAAGTCCTAGTTTCCTAGGACTTTTCGTTCGTTTGAAGCAATCAAAAATCAAATATTGGAAAACATTAAGATTCGAACGTAAATTATAGTGCAGCTTCTTTGGATTGTTTCACATTATAATTCGGACTAACCTTTTGCCAGGCTTTAATATACCTTTTAGTTAACCCCAGATCTTTAAAGTACTTAACCATATCTCTTCCATCCCCATAGAATTTTTCCCTTATCAGCATCTGTTCGACTGTGTTGTCTATGAATTTTCTTTCTCTTTCTTGTCTGGCCGGGTCATCCACACACATAATTTCTAAATTGTCGAAAGATGTGTCGTACGGATTCATGTTAAGGAATCTAATATTAGTGTAAGCCGGTAGTTCTTCTTCGGTCCAGCATTCCCAAACAAGATGTTGACTTGATTTCTTAGTGAAGTGATCTACCATGTCGTCTTCACTCTTGCATCTAACAACTCCACAACGGCTTGCCTCTATCTCAGGAATTGTAGGGTGCGTCTTAAACTGCACAGGCTCGGTTGACACTGGGTAAACACAATGGAACAGAGACTCGTATACCACCTTAAACTTTTTTAGAGTCTTTAGCTATTTTCATACAATGTGCGATGACAGATCTACGGCAGGAGCCACATCCCGTGTCTACGAGATAGGTTCCATTATATCCGTTATAGATTCTGTAAGCCAAAGCTAACTCATCTGCACTCCAGTTTTTCTTTGGTTCGTCAAATAAACTAATGTTTTGTTCTAGTTCTTCTTGCCAGGTCATATTAAAATAATTTAGTGTGTACTTTATCGGTTTCGTTAGAGAGCCACGCTGTCGCTAGAGCCGTTAAAAAGCTCAAGATCAATCCCGTTTTCCAGAATAGAATCTGTAGTAGCAATTGACTCCACATTCCCAGACAAGTCGGACAACTCATCGGTTTCTTGTTTTCTAACTTTAGTTTTCTTAGCATCCACTGATACGGTTGACTGTGGAATAGTGCTGGTATCGCCATTGATACTATCAGTATCTGTAGAAATGAATTGAGTAGTAGGACCATCGATAATTGTTATTTTTGCTGTTTGTTTAACGCCATTAGCGTAAGCCATCTTGGAGATGTCTCTCTGTAAGTTTTCTGTCTTAGACTCGAAGTAAACTTCAAGATCGTTAAATTTCCATTTTATCATATAAGAGTTTATTTTGTTTGTGTTAAGGTTAACAGTGGTGGTTGGTAAAAAGATTCAGTAGCGGGCTCTGTATGAGCATCTAGCTTAGCAAATTCGTTCTCTAGTTCTTTTACAAGCTTTTGAACTTGGTATCTTCTAGCTGCAATCTCTTTTGTTCTGATTGCTGCTTTCTTTTTTTGGTCTTTTCTATGTCTTGATTTTGGCATTAGATATTTTGTTTAATGTGTTTTCGAATTCGGTTTATAGACAAAGATATAGAAGTGCGAGGGATTCCAGTGGCACGAGCCAAAGAGGATATTGTATGATTCTCAGTATAAAAAATCTCAAATAGTTTTTTATCGAACCAAGAAAGTTTATCAAGTTCTCTTTTAATGTTATCGGCGATTTCGGTTGTTGGGTCATATTCATCTTCAATATCCTCAAACTTTTCTATATCGAAATCAGCTGAGGGTTTCTTATAAGTATGATAAAAGGGGGATGTTACCGACTTCCAGCTGTTAAGCATAATACGCACACAGTAGAATCTACCACCTCCTGAATCGATTATAGTATCGACCTCTTTCTTTCTTAAGAACTCATCTATCGTATAATGTAACAGTTCTTCCGACAGTTCGTGATTACCACTAATCCTCTCCGCTGCTTCTTTAAGAGGAATGTAGTTATCGTTCATGAACTGCTCTACCAAATTCAAATTTTATGGGTTAATTTCTGTTGCTTCCACCGTCAGAATATCCTCGCAAGGATTAGCTCTACCAGGTATGTAAAAGCTTAAGTTTCTAGTGCCGTTCCATTGTTTGCTCATAACAAGTAATTTTCTGGTAGCCAGTAGATTTATTACGTCATTAACAAAAGCAGGGGTCCAGCCAAACTTAGATGCTATCCATTCATTAGTAAGTGTACAACACTCGTCTCTTAAAGTAAATGAAAGGACTAGATTTACGATAATCTTTTCTGGATAGCCCAGATTTGGATCATCCCAAATAAAGGGATCAATTCTTAGTAAAATAGGTTCTTCCATTAGTATTCTAAAAATGTAGCGTCAGACATTGTTGCTTTAACCAACTCTTCTAAAGTGCAAAGAGTTTTTACTAAGTGTTCTTTACGAATCGGATCCCATATTTTCATACAAACTTTTCCGGATGCTGAAATTGTTAATTCATAGACTTGGTATTCAATACCTTCTAATTTTACGTAGAAGCCTTCTGGCTTCTGTTGCTTGCTGTTAATCTTTTCTATTACGAATGCCATGTTTAAATTTAGTTATTAATACTATATATCTGTTGCGAAAAATCACTTATTTTATAGATCAAAACACACAAAAAATCCCCAAGATATTATCTCGGGGATCGGTAACAAAATCTTATAATTTAAGCGTCTGTTTTGGTTTTATTTTTAAGTATCTTGTATTCGTTTATGATCTTAAGAAAAGTCCATACTACAGAAGCCAATCCTAATAGAACTTTTAGTGCAAGATCCCAGTCCATAGCGGTCATTCCTAGGAATACTCCAGTGTTAACGTAAGGTATCGGGTCTGTTGCTAGTTTCTTTACTACTTCCAGTGTGTCGTTCATCGATGTAATTTTTTAATTTGTTTTCGTTAGCTACAGTAGTTTTATAGGTCTTCGACAACTTAACTACTATTTTTTTAATCTTGCTCATTTAAAAAACTGTTGTGTTCACGTATGTGTTAGGGAATAGGCCTTCGCAGCATCCAGAAATACCGTCATTTAGATTTCTGTTCATACCAGATCTTTTCTTCCAAGCGTAAGGCATATTAGAAGTAACTAGTCCACCATAGATTGGATCCATATAACTTGGCATTTGTCCATCGGTCACTCTTTGGCTAAAATAGACAGCGTAGTCGCCAGGATGTAATTGTATCCATTCCACCATTCTAGTAGCGTAAACGTTACCAGTATCTCTACATTGTTGTTGTAAGAATTTAAGTTCATCTAAATCGATGCTATCAGCATTTTCCGATGTTGGTGATACTACGCTTTTGTTGTAGATTTTGTATTTAAGGTTAGGTAACGCTCTCATTAAACCCCATTGGATTAGAGCTTTAGAAATGTAGTTGTCAATAAGAAATTGATTTTCTGTGGTAACGGTACCGTTAAGAACTTGATCTTGTAGGCTAAAATAAAATGTAGAGCCCAAATAGAATTGAAGTTCTATATCTTGGGCTACAAGAATATTAGGCACTAAATCAGCATCGCTTACATTCTGGTTTGTAGTTGTAAAAGAGCGGATCTTCTCGGCCGATACGAACAATGGAATTTTTTGGCTCATAGTTATATTATATGTTTGCGTCTACAGATGCCTCTCCAACTTTTACTCCTTCTTCGTTGAAAAGTCTTAGCGGTTCAATGTAAAGTTCGTTATCCTCGTATCCATAATAGCTCATTAACTTATCAAAGATCTTAAGTAGATATTTTTGGATTGGTACAATAACTGTTGTGTTAAAGTGTTGTGAAGCTACAAGAATTTCGTCCTTGTTATTAGATAAACCTGCACCACCAATATCTTTAATACCTAATAGTAACGGTGAAGTAATCTTCATGCCCGTTAAAATTTGTTGGCTTATTCTTTGGCTTAAAGTCACATAGTAATCTGAATTCGCTGCATCAATAGGCGTTACCTCTGTTCCGTGTTCTTTATCAGTAGCAAAACTTAGAAAGAATTTACCTGCTCCTTCTACTCCAGAAAAGCTTGATGCAAGTTCGTCGTAGATGTCTTGTCTTGTTTCAGGATCGGGAATTCCGTTGTTCATTGAAATGAAAAGCGAAGGTGCCAAACCGTTTTGTAGGTTGTACCAGTGGAATGAATCGATCATAATATCCACGTTAGCAGCTGTTAACGCTCCTGAATAGTCAGGAATAGGATAATACTTATTGCCTGGATTATATTGGAATGCAAAAAGCAGCTGTCTTGGGTATAGGTGAGCTGTGTTAGGATCGAAGGCTTTAATAGCTTTTGGCTTGTAAATATCCTTCTTGTATTTTGACCAGTCAGCAGAATAGTAATACCATTCTACTCTATCAGTGTCTTTATCTATATGACCAGAACGAATGTCGTTAAAGTCCATGTTGTAGATGTCTACGATCTTCTCTCCAGTTTCATCCCAAATAATCTGTAAAGCGAACCCCCCGAATATGATGTAGTCCAAAGCTACCCGACTAAAAATGCTCGTCCAGCTTTCTAAATCTGCATTAGCTCTTTTTAAAACATATTCTAAATCTGGATTTTTAGTTCTTAAACCTTCACCAACTGTGTAAGTTTGTTTAGAAGTTACGCAGGTTCTAACCATAGAAGAACCGTTATAAATTGGGGTTACTATATTTTGGGGATATAAATTATCTAGCCCATAAGAAATCCAACTATGCGATCTTAGCTCGAAAACTTTAGGTAATGTAGGATCTGGAACTTCTCTACTGAACTTTAAGAAGTTTGAATTGCTGTTAGTGTTGCTCATTATCTATAAGTATGAAAAGATGTGAAAGTGACATTGAAAAATTTACGCCTTTTTGGACTATAATATATACGATATGGAAGAAAGAAAAAACTTAGTATTACACATTAACGGCGGAATCGGTAAGTGTATCATGGCCACGGCAGTTATACGCTCGTATAAGCAAAATTATCCAGGTTCTAGAGTGGTTGTAGTGTCAGGATATCCTGAAGTATTTATAAATAATTCAGACATTTACAAAAATTTCTCTTTTAATACTCCATATCTATGGCAGGATTACTACGGAAATCCTGAATGGGAGGTGTCTGCGCACGACCCTTATATGGAAAATGTCTGGATCAAGAACGAAAAAGAACACCTTATAGACATTTGGTGTGAGCTTTTAGGTGTTCCTTCTGTGCAAAAAACTCCATTATTATTCTTTTCGGGTCCGGAAGTAGAGGAATTAATAGCAATGATTCAGACAGAAAAACCTTTAGTAATCGTACAATCTACTGGAGGTGCTAACCCTGCTGCTAGATCTTGGACTAGAAATCCTCCGCAAAACGAATTCGATGAATTTTTAAATAAGTTTAAAGACACACATTTTATTGTGCACTTATGTCTATCAGAAACACCAAAACTTACTAATATTCATCAAAGACTAGAAACGTTAAGTAGACGTCAAGCTATGTGTCTTATACACTATTGTGCAGAGTTTGTAGGAATAGATTCTTTTGGACAACATGCTAGAGCAGCTAATCTTAGTGCAGGATCTACAACTATTTTCTTTCCTTTAGCTGAATCTGTAGAGAGATTAGGTTATGATTTAGAGAATTTTAAGAATATAGTACCGGTTCCTGAAGTTCAGGAAATTATAAAATCTAGTCAGGATTATTATGCAACAGTTTTTAAATACGGTATAGAAGACGTTTCAGAAAATTGTCCAGTTCCTGTTGGTAGTAGATGGTTTAATTTTTAATTATAGTATTCTATAATTCTTATTATTCCGTTTGACCCTGCTCCTCCGTCAGATGGACAAGCTGCTCCTGAAATAATAGAAGCTCTTCCTCCGCCTCCTCCTGCTCCATAAACTGCTCCATCAGGCGGTCTAGTATTATCTAATAACATATCTCCACCCTTTCCGAATCTTAATCCAACATAAGAACATTCTGCTCCTCCTGCTCCACCAATACCTTCAGCAATACTGTATCCAGCTCCTGATCCTCCGCCTCTTCCTCCGTTTCCTGCACAAGCTGAGTCCGAAGTAAGAATAGCATTATATTGATAAACTCCTCTTCCTCCCCCATTTCCTGTATAAGTAGATCCTGTTCCCCCAGGCCCTCCAGAAACTACGATGCAAGAACTTTGATTAGGACAATAACATCCTCCTGTTCCTCTTCCTCCACCCTGAGCACTTAAAAGAGTTCCACCGGTGTAAGTAACACAAGATCCATTTCCTGAAACTCCGATTTGACCGTTTGTTGAATCGAGTGCAGCTTTAGCTCCTCCTGCTCCTCCGGTACCTATACGAATACAATAAGGAGAATTAGATAAAGATGCGCAAGTGTAATTACAGCAAGAGATTCCACCTCCGCCACCACCTCCGCCTCCGGATGCTTGAAATCTAGGAACTCCTGAGTTTGGAGCAGCTCCTCCACCTCCACCTCCACCAGCACCTATTACTATAATAGTTGCACATGTTAGTCCAGAAGGAACGGACCAAGAGCTAGTAGTTATAAAATCTCTTACTATGGCTCCCGTGGCTCCGTTATTTAAGTTACCTAAATTTCCTGTTAAATTCATATTATCCTAAGTTAAGGGTAAAGCTTCCGTAATAGTTAGAGTTGTAATAAACTAAAGAAATGAAACTAACAGATCCAACTGCTCCAGGTAAAACCGGAGGAGTTGCGTTAGCCCATTTTACTGACGCTGGCCAAGTAATTGTATATCCCCCTGCACCACCTTGTGTAATTAACAATCCATAAGAACCTCCTTCTAGACCATTATTAAGCGTAAGTGAAGTGATAGAAGAAGTTAAAGTAAAGTACTGATTATTTGCGTTATCCCAATCGATAGTAGGGGTTCCTCCGATACTTCCATTATTATGAGCTATAGAAGCTCCTTGACCAAAAGCAATTAGATTGTTAAGGTGAACTGTATTTGCGTTAGTTGTAGTAACACCAGCACCCAAAGCTACTGATGCGTTATGAGTAGCAACTGCTGCACAACCAATAGCGATTGAGTTATTGGCACTTTGTGCGTATGCAGATTTACCGATAGCGATTGCTGCTTCAGTTGATCTTGAGTTAACACCTATTGCAATACCACAGTTACCAAAACTTTGTGAGTCGTAACCCATTGTTGTGGTACCAGCTCCAATTGATATAGAGTTAGTACCAATTGCTACTGAACATTGAGCTGTTTTAGCTTGTGCTCCAATTGCTACTGAATAAGGTCTACCATCGAAAGCGTCTGCGCAATATCCAATTGCTACTGAACACACATCCATAGCATGAGCACAGCGTCCAATTGCAATTGAACTATCTAAACAAGCAATTGATTGTACACCTATTGCAACAGTATTTATGGCATTTGTACATGCACTAGATCCTAATGATATAGATAATCCTGCAGTTGCTGTAGCACCTACTGCTGTAGAAACTAAAGATGTTGATTGTTCTAACGTGATTGGAGAAGAAGCTCCTGAACCTGCAGGTCCTGTAGGTCCAATAGGTCCTTGAGATCCTGAAGTACCACTACTTCCTGCCGCTCCTGCTGCTCCACTAGTTCCACTAGAACCGTTAGCACCTGCTGCTCCACTAGTACCTGAAGTACCACTACTTCCTGCCGCTCCTGCTGCTCCACTAGTTCCACTAGAACCGTTAGCACCTGCTGCTCCACTAGTACCTGAAGTACCACTACTTCCTG